CTCTCTGTAAACGACCAAGTATTTCTCTTGCAAGTTGACCTTTATTTGCGAGAATACCAATTGTATAATCAGGATTGAATAAAACAGCCCATAACATATAACCAACAGTTGTAGTTGTTTTACCAACTTGTCGTGGCATTTTACATATTGAAAAACGATTCTTATGAAAACCATCTACCATATCTTCTTGAAATGGCCACATATCAAAATCAACAATACCTAAATCTACATTGACAATCTTTACATATTTTTTAATAAAGTATATTGGATCTTCTGAACATTTTAAAATTTCTGTTACTTGTTCTTCCGTGTATGGAAGGTCTACACCTACTTTTTTTAGTTTATCATTACCTAAGTAACCATCATTTTTATTTGGCATCTCTTTTACCTTTTAACATCTTCACAAGGTCATTTGTTGACCCAACAAATACAGCTTTATCTACATTAATATCACTTGATGTTTTTTTAGGTTCTAAATCTCTTTTTCTTTTTTGCACTTCAAGTAAATCTTTGTTTAATTCACCTAAGTTTTTGAGTGTTTGTGCAACAACTTCAAAAGCTCTTGGGTGTTCTGATTCTTTTGCGACTCTTAATAAACTATCTAAGGCATCATCACCTTTTGTAATTAATCCTTTAATATTTTGTCTGGCAAATTGAGCATCATTAGAAATTTCTTCACCAGTTTCTACGGGAACTATTTCATTTTGTTTTTCTTCAATAGTTTCAATTTCAGGTATGTCTAATAAATCAGATAAATTTTCATTTAATTTTTTCATAATGTGTCTGGGTATTCAGTTATTGTTTCAGAGAAGCCAAACTCATCATCAGGTTCAGCTGATGAAGGATTTGGTGTTATAACTATGGCAGCTGCATTAATTGAATCAACTCCTAAAGTTTTAACAGTAAATGTTGCATTTGATGTATCACCTGTTACAATGTCACCAACTTCAAGAGATTTATTAAATCCTGATATAATTAATGTACCAGTATTAGAATTACTAAATGAATCTACTGTAGCATTTAAATCTCTTGCCTTAACTCTTATTGTTTCAGATGATGTAAATTGACCCGTACCATTTGCAAAATCAACAAAAACTTTTTGTGAAGGTGCTGATAGAGTTGTATCAATATAAAGATTTGTATTTGATTGACGAATATATTTACCAGATTTAACAGGTGGCCAAATATAACCTTTGGCTGTAAATTGTAAATCCCACATAATCAAACGTGTACTCATCATATCACCTTCATAATCAACTGTTGATTGTACTGAATTTAATATAATTGGCATATCATATTTCTGATTCATTTCAGAAATAAAATTAACTGTTACAGTAAAATCTGGTGTGAAAAAAGGTAATATCTGTTCTAATATTTGTGTACCATCTTCTGTATTTCTTACATAAATGGATAAATTAAAATCAAAATTATATGGTATTGGGTTGAATTGTGTTTTAATTGAAGTTGATGTATTGGCTGCAAAATTTCTTATAAGTGTATTTAATTTTCTTGATGTATCGTAAGTCATACTTACCATCTCAAAAGAAATTCGAGGCACAACTATATTTACAGCTTTAGTTAAACTTGGATCAGATGTGATTCGTGTAAGATATTTTTCTTTTGCACCATAAGATAATGGTACTTTAAATATTTCTTTTTTTACTGTGTTATTTAAATTATATCTTTGTAAAAGAATATCGTTAAAAACTGTACCGAAAGCTGTAACAACTTTTCGTATTGTACGATTATAGAAATGTGCGTTACCTAACATTATGCCTCACCAAATGGATTTGTTTCACTAAAGTCTAATATACCATCTGCATCAGCTTCTATTCTTGCGTTGTCATCAATACTTTCAAAGGATGTATTCATTGTTGCAGTATCATCTGATGTTGAAACTGTAAATGTGGCATTTGATGTTTCGCCAATTACATTAGCTGATGTAAACGTGCCTTGTACTCTAATTACATCCATATGTGTATTTGGTACAAAAGTGTGAACAACTGCTTGAACTGATGCGTTAGCAAGTGTTAAGTCACTACTTTGAAATACAGTTTCATTTACACCATATTGGCCTGTGCCATCACCAGATAAACTAATTCTTGTTCTTGGGTAATAATCTTTAATCTTATCATCTATTGTAGGATTACCAGTAAGCACAAGTTCGTTTGAAAAAACAAACTTTCTAAGTTTTAAAGCATAAACATAAACATTTGCACCACGACCACGTCCTAAAGTATAAAACATGGCCTGTTCATTTTCATGTTCTACAAAAGATATTTCAAAAAAAGCATCTGTAAGTGGAACATAAACTAAATCACCTTCTCTTGGTCGATTTATATCCGCTAATTCTCTTACTGTGTGAACAAATCTTCTACGAGATACTAAAAGTGTTATCTCATCTCTTATCTCTAAACCAAATTTAGAAACAAAATCTCCTTCACCTTCAAAACCTTGCACATTTTCAAGATACATTTCAAGAGGAAATGATTGTACATATTGTTTGAGTGTATCTTCACCATAAAGAAAATCAACTACATCACGACTTGTTCTTGGTAAATACAAAGTGTCCATGCCATAAATTTTCATGGACTCAATAAGCAAATCTTCTACAAGAAGTTGCTCATTCGTAACTTGATTTGCTGGAAAAGGATTGAAATATTGATTAGTAGCCATTATTAACCCATATAAATTTCATTAGGTGCTACATTGTAGATTTGCATCTCCTCTTCTAGTTTATCTATTTCAGCTTTCGCTTCTTCTTGTATTCTAGGCCCATCAAGAGTAACACCTCCTGGCATTTGTATGCCTGCAAATTTAGAAAGGTTAGAACCCCATTGATATTTGATTAGAGCTGTTGCGTACCTTTTCAAAAATCTATCGTTCCAAACATCTGAAGAACCTGCAACTGTCATAGAACCATTTGTAACATTAGCTGTTGGTGCATTGACTAAAGTAATAGATGTTGGTGAATTTATTTTTGAAATCTGTAATTCTTCACTTACACCTTGAACTGTATTTGCAATTGTGATAAAATCATTTTCTATTAATTCTTGGTCAAATGTGGTACCAAAACCTGTAAGTGTGTTTGATACGGTATCTACAAATGTTTCAGCGGTTGCAAGACCAGTTACATCAACTGTATCAGGTCTTAGTTGACGATAACATTCTATCACAACATATTCACCTACTTGTATATCAGCGTCCCAAGATATATCTAACATCAATTTATTCATGTGACGATTGAATCTGAATTGTGGTTTACCTGAAAACAACATATTTAATGTTTGTATATGTTGCATTGTAATTTCATAAGACACATAAGAAACAGATGTAAAGTCATACAAGTCATGTAATCTTAATTGGTATCTTAAATCAAACATATTGATTGAAGCATTAGAATCATCAAAAGGAAAAACACCCGTTACAAATATAACAGCTGATGGTGCATATATCCATTTACGATCCATATCAGCTTGAGTGATTTGATGTTTCATAAAGACTTTTTCAACACCATCAAAATGATAGTCATGAAAAAAATCTAAAGCATCATCAACACGATCTTCTAGTTGGTCATCATCAACATTAATTTCAATTACTGGAAAACCCAATCTTCTTAAACAATACTCTTTGAATTGTTGTCTAGTTGATGGTTGTCCTGTTCTTCCTCTAGTATAAGTTGGCATCTTTTATGTCCTTGTAACACCTGGTAATATATTAATGATACCTTCAACTACTCTTGTTTTTTCACCCGTTGCTGTTTTATGAATAAGAACATCATACATATATCGCCCAGCTGTAAGGTTTCCAGTATTCTCTGCGGTCATAGTAAGTGTTATTTGACCAGTTCCGTTACTGGTAATCGTTGCAACAAAATCATTAGCCGTAGCAGAAAACTGAGATTTTCTAATTTGAGAGTTTGCAAGATAACCAAACAGGTTGATGTTTGCACCCGAATTGTCTTTTGCGTGTATGGTATTTGAAAAATTTGCGTATTGCTCTAGAAAGAGCTCAGTATAAGCAGCGATGTCGTTCTCCTGTTTTTCTTCTATTTAGTATAAACAGGAGTTTTTAATTTTAAGTTATGAAATAACCAGTAGATGAAGTAATTTTTAAAATTATAACGCCTGATCCGCCAGCGCCACCTCCTGTGCTTCTATCAGGATTGTTTTCTCCAGATGCGCCTCCGCCTCCGCCTCCACCCCTATTAGTTAAACCTGATTGTGCAAAAAGAACAGCAGGATTAAATCCAGGAGGTGGCATTCCGCTGGCATTGCCTCCTCCGTATGGCCCACCACCAATCCAAGTTCCTGATAAATTAGCTCGACCGGCATAAGGACCACCTCCGCCTCCTCCAGAATAAGCTACATTTGATCCAGAAATTGAAAAGTGTAAACCTATACCACCTTTTGACCCAGTATCACCGGTAGCCTGAGCATCTCCGCCTTCTCCGCCTGCACCACCACCTCCACCACCCGAAAAATTAGGACTACCGGTCCCATTGCCTCCATCACTTCCTTGAGTTGTATTAGAAGATATCCCACCAACACCACCTGGTTGACCCGGACCAAATGGTCCGCAAGCTCCTCCACCAGAACCTCCAGCACCACCGGGTTCATCTTGTGGAGCGGTTGTCACAGTACCTCCACCTCTTCCACCACCAGTAGAAGATACTACGTTAGCAGAAGGACTTGATCTAGAAATATGAGAATCTGAACCAGGTGTTGAGAGATTAGCTCCTGGATTTGGCGCACCGCTAAATCCTGCAGCTACAGATTGAACACCGCCACCACCCACATTGGCTGTATGTTTTACTGCTGGAAAAGTCGCTATGCCAAATGAAAGACCACCAGCACCTCCACCACCGCCACCTGATCTTGCAGGTCGACCTCCAGCACCAGATCCACCACCAGCTATTACTAGATACTCACCAATTACAGCTTCATCAGGAGTAAAATCTGCTGAAGAATTAAAAGTAATAACTGTTGAGTCACCAACTTGAGTTTGGGGAGCTGTAGTAGTAATAGAAGCTCCAGCTTGACTCTTACCAAAAGATAAACCTAAAGGAAAAGCAAAACCTGGAGGCCTTGTGGTCTCTATTCTTTGTTTCTCTTTAGCAACTTGGTTTCTAGTAAAATTTACGCCCATATTAACTTATGAAAAATCCTTCCGCTAAACCTGCATCTGTTTTATATTTAATTACAACTATTCCTGAACCGCCTGCTTTTGGCCCTACTGGTGAAGGATTACCTGCGCCTGTACCACCAACTGTTCCGGTACCCCCTCTACCTCCACCGCCTGTGTTTGCTAAACCAAGGCCAGTAAGAGATGTAGATCCAGGTTCTGATGTAAAAGTTGAATTAGCAGATGGAACTGCAAAAGGTTCTCCACCTCCGCCACCTGCACCTCCTTTTCCGACAAGTTCAGATGGTCCATAACCACCAGCACCTCCACCGCCGCCGAAAAATCCGTTAGTCTGTGTTGCTATTCCTATACCAAAACCTCCTGGAGTTCCAACTCCTGCTTCAGCAAATCCTGAAAAATTTAATCCTGTTCCGCCACTATGACCTTGCGAAGTTGTAGCAACTGGAGCTTTCCCTCCTATTTCATTAGATACAGCTGTTGATGGTTGACCTGGAACTGAGCCAGCTGTACCGGGTACTCGGCCTCCTCCTGCTTGTCCTGCTCCTCCACCTCCACCAGCTACTCCAGGTTGTTGTGTAGATGAATTCCATCCATATGGATTCAACGGATTATCGTGTGTTTGTCCACCTAAACCTCCAGGATTTCCATTATTTTCTACACCTGAAATTCCTGGATTTGTGACCGGTTGAAAACCAAATCCAACTGCTGAGCCGTGTCTTCCTGGTCCTGAGTTCATTGTGGCTCCACCACCAGAACCTCCATCCATTCCTTTTCCAAAACCACCATCACCTCCACCAAAAGATGTTGCCCATCCAGCACCACCTCCACCAAACATAGATGTAACTGCTACACTAGTTGATGTATCTGTGAAAGAAGAGTTTGAGCCAGCACCTCCACCGCCTTGTGTTCCCCCATATGGGCCACCTCCAGCTGATCTATCTGGTGCTAAAGTTCCACCTGAACCTACGGTTACAGTATAATCTCTATTATCTACAACAGGGAAATTTGAAGCAAAAACGATACCGCCTCCGCCGCCTCCGCCACCTAAAAAACTCCCACCACCTCCACCTCCTGCTACGACCAATAAATCTATTTCGCCTGTAAATGATGGAGTAAAAGTTCCTGATCCGCTTGGGTTTGCAAAGATATGAAATGTGTTGCA